CACCGCGGCTTGCATCCAGCAGATGAAGCAGCAGGGCGTGATTAAGTGATCGATGCGTTGTGGTACGCGCTCAAGGCGTGGTGGAAGAAATGCCGAAGCACCTGACACCCAAGCAGGAGCGGTTCTGCCAGGAATACATCAAGACCGGAAACGGGGCTGAGGCGTATCGGACGGTGTACGACAACAAGGGCGGTAACCTGACAACGTCCAAGAACGAGGCGGCGGACCTACTGCAGAAGCCAGCTATCCGAGAGCGCATTGATGAGCTTCAGGGCGAGTCGGCGGTCTTGGCAAAAACCACGGTTGCTGACCTGGTGAAAGAGCTAGAAGAGGCGCGCACGCAGGCAAAGATCGAAGGCTCTCCGGCGGCCATGGTGGCCGCGACGATGGGCAAGGCCAAGCTGCTTGGCTTGGACAAGGGTGGCGACGTTGGTGAGGAAGAGGCCGCGCCCGTCAACATCACGGTCAGCGTGATCGATGCCCGTCGACCCGAGGCTTAACATTCCGCAGGCGAAATTTCTCGCACTGCCGCACAAATTCAGGGCGTTCGTCGGTGGTTTCGGCAGCGGCAAGACGTGGACGCTGGGCGCCAGTCAGTGCAAGCACTACTGGGAGTATCCCAAGAAACACTTGGGGTATTTCGCTCCCACGTATCCGCAGATTCGCGACATCTTCTACCCGACTATAGAAGAGGTCGCGCATGACTGGGGCCTGCGCGTCAAGCTGCGCGAGGCCAACAAGGAAGTCGAGTTTTACTCGGGTCGCACCTACCGTGGCACGACGATATGTCGGTCAATGGAGAAACCCGAAAGTATCGTCGGCTTTAAGATAGCACGTGCATCGATCGACGAAGTGGACGTTCTGCCGCTGTTGAAAGCGCAGCATGCATTCCGAAAGATCATCGCGCGTTTGCGTCTGTCGTTCGATGGTCTCAACGGCGCGGACGTAGGCACGACCCCGGAGGGGTTCAAGTTCACCTACTTGCAATGGGTGAAGCAGGTCAGAGAGAAGCCTGGCCTGGACAAGCTCTACGGGCTGATTCAGGCGAGCACCTACGACAACGAGCTCAACCTGCCGGACGACTACATCTCGAGTTTGTTTGCGACCTACCCGTCGCAGCTGGTCGAGGCATACATCGATGGCAAATTCGTCAACCTGACCGCAGGCACCGTATACCACGCCTATGATCGCGAGAAGAACGCGAGCCGAGAGTTGATCCAGGACGGAGAGACCGTGTTCGTCGGCATGGATTTCAACGTCGGGCAGATGGCGGCCGTTCTACACGTCAAACGCAATGGCATGCCGCACGCGGTGGGCGAGATAACCGGCGGGTACGACACGCCGGACATGGTGCGTCGGTTGAAGGAAAAACTGTGGCGCCACATCGACGGCGACTACCGGAAGACCCGTGAGGTCCGTGTGTACCCTGATGCTTCAGGGCAATCGCGCAAGTCGGTCAATGCCTCCACGTCCGACCATCAGATTCTAAAAGACGCTGGATTCACCGTCGTCACCAATGCGTCAAATCCGCCGGTCAAGGACCGCGTGAACAGCATGAACGCGATGTTCTGCAACGCCAACGGCGAGCGCAGGTATCGCGTGAATGCCGACCTGGCCCCCACTTACGCCGACCACCTAGAGCAACAGGTGTGGGCGGACAACGGAGAGCCGGACAAGAAAAGCGGCAACGACCACACCAACGATGCGGGGGGCTACTTCATCGTGAAGGACTTCCCGATTATCAAGCGCTTGGCGCTGGTGCAACCCCTGAGGATTTGAGATGCCCCTGCTGGTGAACGAATGCAGCGACCTCGTCAAGGAGGCGCGCAACGACTGGTGCTTGCTGGAAGCGCTCGATGGCGGAACGCGCAAGATGCGTTGCGAGGGGCAGCTGTACTTGCCTCAGTGGCCGGCAGAAGAGGATAGTGCGTACGATACCCGTAGGAAGACCGCGACTTTGTTTCCCGCGTGGAAACGTACGGTGGGTGTCATGTCCGGCAAGCCGTTCTCAGAGCCGCTTTCACTGAAAGACGCTGACACGCGAATTGAGAAGTATGCCGAGGATATTGACCAGCAAGGGCGCAACCTCCACAGCTTCGCCTCTGGTGTGCTGCGCGAGGCCATCGCCTACGGGCTGAATGGTATTCTTGTCGGCTACCCGGATGCTAGCGGAAAGAGGTTCCGTAATCGCGCCGACGAAGAGCGCGCGGGCCTGCGCCCTTACTGGCGGCACGTCAAGCATGGCGAAATTCTGGGATGGATGGCCGAGCAGATCGACGGGGTGATGCAGTTCACGCAGCTGCGTCTGCTGGAAACCTACGAAGAGCAGGACGGCCCGTTTAACGTGGTCTGCAAGCCTCAGGTTCGCGTGCTGTACCCGGGACGTTGGGAGATTTGGCGCGAGGTTGCGCCAGTTAAGACGCCGCAGCGGGGTAACGTCGCTTCGCCCAAGAGCCAGTGGCGCAAAGTGGCAGAAGGCAGAACGACCATCGGCGTCATCCCGTTTGTTCCGGTCTACGGAACCCGCAAGGATTTCATGATCGGCGAGGCGCCGTTGATCGAACTGGCACACCTCAATGTGAAGCATTGGCAGTCGCAGAGCGATCAGGACACGATCCTGCACGCCGCGCGCGTGCCGATCCTCGCGATCATCGGCGCGGATGATCAGACGCAGCTTGTTGTTGGGGCGTCAACTGCGGTCAAGTTGCCCATGGAAGCGGACATGAAGTGGGTCGAGCACACCGGTGCCGCCATCGATGCCGGGCAGCAATCGATCGCAGCTCTCGAAGAGCAGATGATTCAGTCCGGCGCCGAGCTGCTGGTTAAGAAGCCCGGTGATCGCTCGGCGACCGAGTCGGCCAATGACGCCGAGGGCAATAAGTCCGATCTGCAGCGAATCGCCGAGAACTTCGAGGATGCTTTGGACCAGGCCTTGGTCCTTACAGCCATGTGGATCGGCTCGGACAAACCGGGCACGGTCGACCTGTTCGACGACTACGGTGCGGCCACGCTCAGCGACGCCAGTGCGCAGCTAGTGCTGAACCTGCAGCAAAACGGCCTCGTGACCAAGGCCACGGCTCTGAACGAGCTCAAGCGCCGCGGCGTACTGTCCGCCGATCTGGACACGGAGGCGGAGATTGCCGCCGCTGAGGAAGAGGGGCCGGCCCCGGGCGAGATGACGGACGACGCCCTGCCTGAGGCCGCCTAATGCCGGCCGTCAACGAACGTCTGCAGGATCAGGCCGTCGACCGGGCGATCGATCTGCAGCGCTACAGCAACGGTGTCGTGCACCGCATGATCGCGGTGCTGAACCGGTCCGACGCTCGGTTAAGCGCGGCTCTGGCCGAGGCGTTGCTGAAGATGGACCGCGCTAGCTTCACGGTCGAGCGCTTGGAGCGCCTGCTGGCCGATGTGCGCAAGATCAACGCCGCCGCCTACGCGCAGGTCATGGGCGAGCTACGGCCTGAGATGGAGGGCCTGGCGGGCGTCGAGTCCCGTTACCAACGCTCCGCCCTGCGCCAGGCCGTCCCGCCCGCCGTGCAGTTGCAGTACCCCATTGCCGGCGCCTCGGTCGAGCAGGTTTACGCCGCGGCGCTGGCCCGCCCGTTTCAGGGCCGGCTACTGTCCGGCTGGGCCTCGAACCTTGAAGCCTCACGCCTGCGACTGATCCAGAACGCGGTTCGACAGGGCTTCGTCGAGGGGCAGACAGCCGCGGAGATTGTGCGCAAGGTAACCGGCACCAAGGCGCTCAAGTTCGCTGATGGCGTGCTCGCCATCCCTAGGCGTGAGCTGATGGCGGTCGTTCAAACCGCGCTCTCGCACACGGCCCAGGTGGCCAGGCAGGCGTTCTATGACGCTAACGCCGACCTGATCAAGGCGGTCAAATGGACGTCGACCCTAGACAGCCGGACTAGTCCGCAGTGCCGGATCCGGGACGGACTGGAATATACCGCTGACCGCGCGCACAAGCCGATCGGGCATGCGGTCCCGTGGGGCGACGGGCCTGGCCGGCTGCACTTCAATTGCCGGTCAACCAGCAGCCCGATTACGAAGTCCTGGCGCGAGCTGGGTATCGACGCCGACGAGCTTCCCGCCAGCACCCGCGCCAGCATGGATGGGCAGGTGCCGGGCGACCTGACCTATGCCCAATGGCTCGCAAAACAGCCTGTCGCTCGCCAAGAGGAGGTTTTGGGGGCGCGCCGCGCGGCCCTGTTTCGCGCCGGCGTGCCGATGGAGAAGTTCTACAACGACAAGGGCCAATGGCTCACCCTGGAGCAATTGGCCGCGCGCGGCTTGACTAAGGATTAGAACGCGCCATCATTTCCCAAGATGGCGGAGCTTCGGTCGATCGACGGCGGCAAACGGGGCCGGGCCAAGCGCCTGGCTGGCGCGCACATCATCGAGTGTCGTAAGTGCGGCGGACGGGCCATGATCTAAGTCCGAATGGGGATTGCCGCTGGCAAGGACGGCAAGATTGTTTCCCGCGGCACGCGCGGCTGGAAGTGCGCGCAGTGCGGCGAGATTGTGGAGTGAAGAACACCGCCGCGTGTGGATCCCTACGGGGCACTCCATCGGCCCCGGGCGAGATGTAAGGTCGCTCCCTCGTTGATAGCCCGGCGTGTAGCTCACGATACGAGCCGACAAATACCAAGCCCCGCCATGCGGGGCTTTTTCTTTGGGCCAAGCCCAGTTAACCAGCCCGAGGGGCATATCCGTGAGTGAAATAGACACGAGCTCACCTGAGTTCAAATCTGCTGTGGCCGAAGCTGTTGCAGCTGAAGTTGAAGGCCTGAAGCGAAAGAATGCTGAACTCATCGATGCGAACAAGAAACTGCGTAAGGGACAAGAAATTGACCCTGCCGAACTTGAGCGCATTGAGGCGGAACGCGACGAGTGGAAGGGCAAGGCCCAAGCGGCGGAAAAGGCCGTCAAGAAGGCGGAAGGCGAACGAGACGCGGCCATCAAGGCGCGGACTGACACCGATACCGCATTCAACAACACTCTGCGCGACGCGCAGCTGACCGAAGCGCTGGCGAAGGTCGGCGTCACCAACCCCGTGCATCTGAAGTACGCGAAGGCGGAGCTCGCTTCCCAAGCCTCTGTCGTCGAAGAGAACGGCACGCGCGTGGTGAAAGTCGGCGAAAAGATGCTCGATGCATTCGTCACGGAATGGGCCGGAACCGAGGAGGGTAAGACCTTCATCGATCCGTCCGGCACGACCGGCTTTAGCGCTCATGGCGCGGGCCGTCCCAGCGGCGCTCAGCCCAAGCGTAGCGAGATGAATCACGCCAATAAGGCGAATTACATCCGCGAGCACGGGCAAGAGGCCTACGAATCTCTCCCCGAATAAGGAATCGCCAATATGGCAACCTCTCTCCCCACCGATATGAAGTTCCGCGACCCGTTCTTCCAGACGGGATTCTCGGAAGTGATGCGTCAGGCCGTCGACAAGTTCAACGCCGGCTCGAATGGCACCATCCTGCTGCGCAGCAATCGCAAGCCCGGCGACTACGACTACTCGGCATTCTTCAAGAATGCGGGTGGCCTGGTGTCGCGTCAGGACCAGACCAGCGTCTCGGCGGCTACCGCCAAGAAGATGGAGCAATCCGAAATCGCCTCGGTCAAGATCAACCGCAAGGTCGGTCCGGTCGAGTGGGCGCTCTCGGCCCTGCGCAAGCCTGGCCTGGACATGGACGCGATCCGCATCGCTGCAGGCGAACAGTCCGCCAAGGACGTGCAGGCGGACATGCTGAACAACATCCTGCGCGCTGGCCGCGCCGCTCTGAACGCTCAGGCGGCGAACAAGTACACCATCCCGACCAGCGGCACCGTGACGACTACGGGGCTGGTGAGTGGCCTGGCGCTGTTCGGCGACGCAGCTGACAGCATCAATGCCTGGGTCATGCACTCGAAGGTGGCGTTCGACTTGCTGCAGTACCAGATCGCTCCGGCCAACAATGGCGACGTGCTGGCGAACACGGTCATCATTGCGGCTAACCCGGCCACGCTGAACCGCCCGATCATCGTGACCGACTCCGATGCGCTCAAGGTCGCCAGCGGCACCGGCACCTCGGCGACCACCGACTATTACACCCTCGGCCTGACTGCCGGCGGCCTGGTGGTCGAGGACACCGAGGAGGAGATGATGGCGTTCGAAGGCCCGCTGACCGGCTTCGAGCAGCTGTTGTTCCGCCTGCAGGGCGAGTTCGCCTACAACCTGGGCGTCAAGGGCTTCACTTGGGATGTGACGAACGGCGGCAAGAACCCGACCGACACCGCGGTTGGCACCGGCTCGAACTGGGACAAGGTTTACGCCTCGGTCAAGGATCTGGCCGGCGTGGTCATCCAGTCCAAGTAAGCATGCGCGTAGGCATCTACGCACGCGAAGACAACCTAGAGGCCGGCGCATTCCGTGCCGGCCTCTTGGCTCAAGGACACAAGGCCGTCTGGCGATCGGCCTCGGATTACAAGCAAGGCGACACGGAGAAGTTCGATGCCGTGGTCGTGACAGGTCTCCGCGCGCAGGGCGCGTGGATCCGTGACGACTACGCCGCTCTGGGCGTTCCGGTCGTCGTCATCGACTACGGTTACTTGCGGCGCACTTCCGGCGTCGCGACATGGGAAACAGGACATTGGCAGGTGAGCGTCGGCGGATTGAACCGCCCGCCCAGCTTCGAGTGCCCTGGGGATCGATTTGAAACGCTGGGCCTGGAGATCAAGCCGCGGCAAACCCTGCGTAAGGGGCTGCGCCCCCTTGTTCTCGGCCAGCACGTTGGCGACCCATCGCATGGCTGCACGGCCGAGGAAATGGCAGCTTGGGCGCAGTGGTTGTGCGATGCGCATGGCGCGCGCTGGCGGCCACACCCGGACTCACCAGGCGTTGAGGTTCGCGCAGACCGCGCGGAGGGTACGTTGGCTGAGGTGCTGGCGTCCGCCAACGTGGTGTACACGCTCTGTAGTACGGGCGGCCTTGAGGCGCTGCTGGCCGGCGTGCCGGCCGTAGCAACGATGCCTGACCGCGCATGCTGGGGCGAGCTCAGCGGCGAGAAGCTGCCAACTGTAGCCGCGCGGCGAGCGCTCTGCGCGCGACTGGCGTATGGGCAATGGACCCTTGACGAGATGCGGAGCGGCCAAGCGGCTGGCTTCGTGATGGAGCACGCATGGCATTGGTAGTCGAAGACGGCACCGGCAAAGAAGATGCCGAGGCCTACATCTCCGTCACCGACGCCGACGCTTACTTCGCCGCGCGCGGCAATGCGGTTTGGGCCGATCTGACGACCGGCCAGAAGGAGCAAGCGCTTCGCGCTGGCGCCGACTACATGGGCGGACAGTACGGGCTGCGCTGGAAAGGCTCGCGTGTCACGGCCGATCAGGCGCTCGACTGGCCGCGGGTTGGCGTGATAGCCAATGGCTTTGAGGTCGATAGCGACATCGTGCCGGAAGCGGTGCGCCGGGCCAACGCCGAGTTCGCGGTGCGCGCGAGCGCAGGCGACTTGCTTGCCGATCAGGGCGCGCAGGTAAAGTCCGAGCGGGTGGGGCCGATCGCGGTTGAATACGCGGACGGCGCGCGGCAGGGCACACGGTACGTGGCCGTCGACGGCATGCTGGCAGCGTATCTGCTGGGCGGTGGGGCGGGACAGATTGCGGTGATTCGCTGCTGAGATGGCCGGCTTTAACTACCCCGGTATTGCCGCAACAGCCACGCGCCTTCTGCAGCGGTTCGGCGCCGCCTGTACGGTCAAGCGCTTGACGGGATCGGTGTACGACCCGGCCACCAGCACGAACGTGCCGACGTACGCTGAAACGGCCAGTACAGCCGCGGTCTTCGCGTATGAGCAGAAATACATCGACGGAACGCTAATTCGCCAAGGCGACCAGCGGGCGTTTTGTGCGCCCGGCGCCGAAGTTCGGCAGGGCGACAAGCTGGTGTGGCAGGGCAAGACCTTCGAGGTCGTCGCATCCAAGCCGGTGTCGCCCGCAGGCGTACCGGTGCTGTACGAGGCGCAAATTCGTGGCTGACACCTTCGCGCTGGACGTGTCTCGTTTCGTGGCGAAAGCCGAGGCCAATGCTAAGGCGGTTGCCCAGAAGGTTACCATCGACGTATTGCGTAGCGTGATCGACAAGAGCCCGGTGGGCAATCCTGCGCTCTGGAAGAGTCCTGCGCCGGCGGGCTACGTTGGTGGCCGGTTCCGCGCTAACTGGAACACAAGCGTTGGGCGCGCCGACACGGCGACGACTACGAAGACAGACGCGGCAGGAAGCGGGACGAAAAGCCGCGGCGCTGTCGTTGTCCAGGGTTGGGACGGGCAGGGTGATTGCTACATCACCAACAGCCTGCCGTATGGTCCGGAGCTTGAGTACAAGGGCCATTCCAGCCAGGCGCCCGCAGGCATGGTGCGCGTGACGGTGGTCGAGTTCCAAAGCTTCGTCAATCAAGCCGTACGGAGCCTGCCGAAGTGAGTCAGCGTAAGATCAGGACGATCTACGAATCGCACCTGGCCAGCTGGGCCGCGGCGCGTGTGCCGCCGCTGCGGGTGGCGTACGAAAATGTGGTGTTCGATCCGGCTAACGGCGAAACGTACCTGCGCTGCTTTTTGCTGCCCGCAGCGACGCAGAGCGAGACGCTTGAAGGCGAGCACCGCGCGTTCTTGGGCGTGTTCCAAGTGAGCATTGTCTCGCCTATCGAGGTTGGTGCCGGCGCAGCGCAAGGCATTGCTGCTGAGCTCGACGCCGTGTTCGTCAACTTTGACCAGATGACCGCATCTGGGGTCACGGTCCAGCAGATCAGCCCAGTCAGCATAGCTCCGGCAATTCCGGGCGAGAAAGACTACACCGTGCCGGCCTCGTTCTCTTACCGGGCCGACACTATCTAACCCGCGCGCAAGCGCTGCCACCGGGCCGCCGAGAGGCGGCTTTTTGTTGCCCGCGCGGCGGGCGTAACCAGAGGAACAGCAATGGCCGTCAGTCTGCCGAATGGCTCTACCATCGAGATCTCGAGCGGATTCGGTTCCGCCAAGACGGTCTCGGCAATCACCAACGCAAATCCTGGCGTTGCTAGCTCCACCGCGCACGGCTATACGGACGGCGATTACGTCGTCATGTCCAGCGGCTGGTCGCGCCTAACCGATCGCGTCGTGCGAGTCGATGGCGCCACTACCAACGATTTCCAGCTCGAAGGCATCGATACCACTTCGACCACTCGGTTCCCGGCGGGTAGCGGCGCTGGCAATGCGCGAGAGGTGACAGGTTGGACGCAGATCGCTCAGGTGTTGACCACCGAAAGCGAGGGCGGAGAACAGCAGTTCACCAATTACCAGTTCCTCGAAGCCGATAGTGAGGTGCGCATTCCGACCGTGAAGGCGGCTGCGGGGCTTCGCATTTCGATTGCCGACGACCCGACCCTGGCCGGCTACATCGCCGCCAGCGCAGCCAACGACGACCGCGAACCGCGTGCCGTGCGAGTCAATCTCGCCAATGGCGGCGTCATTCTGTACTACGCCTACGTGACGGTAAACAAGACGCCGACCTTGTCGGTGAACAACGTCATGGCCTGCCAGGTCACGTTGTCGTTCTTGAACAGCGAACCCGTCCGGTACGCCGCATAATGGCCTCCAAACTCAAGCTGACAGCCGAGCCCACCTTTAAGGCGAAGGTGGGCATTCCTATCCCGGGCGGCAAGCCGGTCGATGTCGAATTCACGTTCAAGCATCGCCAGAGAAGCGAGGCTGCAGCGTGGAGTGAGCATCTGCGCGATGACTCAGTGCTCTATCCGCAGGCCGTATTCGAAGCGGCCATCGCATGGGATCTCGAAGACGAGTTCAGTCTTGCCAACATCGAGCGCCTGAACGAGAGCTACGCTGGCGCAGGCGAGGCCATCATCCGCGCCTACCTGCAAGAACTGGCCGGTAGCCGCGCAAAAAACTGAGGGCCGTCGCCAGGAAGATTTACGAGAAAGGGCCGGATGAAGCGGAGCTCGCTCGATACGGGCTGCTCTTGTCCGACTTCCCTGACGACGGCGTCGACATCTATCCCGAAAACCTTCACGCCACCAACGTCTTCATTTCGATGACGACGCAATGGCGCGTAGGGGTTGGCGGCCCTATTGGCCTAGATTACGCCGCGATCCCCGCCGTGATGCGGCTGTGTGCTGTTCCGGTGCCAGAGCGCGCCGACACCTTTGAGTGCATTCGCACGATGGAATCTGAAGCCTTGCTCGTGATGAGGGAGTCTCGTGGCTGATATCGCAACCTTGGGAATCCGCGTCACCTCGACCGGAACCCAGCAAGCCACTCGCGAGCTCAAGGCGCTAGAAAAAGAAGCTGACAAGGCCGAGAAGACGGCTGTCCGGCTAGGCAAGGCCTGGGGACTAGCCCTAGGCGCTGGCGCAGCCACTGTCATCGTCGGCGGCGTCAAGAAGATCGTCGATAACACTATCGAAGCCGAACGCGTCCAAGCCAAGCTTGAGGCGCGCGTCAAGGCCTTAGGAGCAACGAGCGCCGCGTCGGTCAAGCAGATCGACACCCTCTCCGACAAGCTGCAAACGCTCTCTACCTTCGACGATGAAGGAATCAAGGAAGCGGCCACCGCGCTGCTGTCTTTCACCAACATCCGTGGCGACAACTTCGAGCGCACCCTGCAAACGGTGCTCGACCTGTCCGAAGCCACCGGCACCGATCTCACCCAATCCGCAGAAAAACTTGGCAGAGCGCTTAACAGTCCGGCCACGGCTGCGCGCCAGTTACGCGACCTCGGCATCGAGCTGTCCAAGCAACAGAAGGAGCTCGTCAAAGACCTGCTCGCCACCGGTCGTGGCAGTGAGGCGCAAGCCCTTCTGCTTGACCAGTTGGAGCGCCGCTACAAGGGTAGCGCGGAAGCCGCTCGAAACACGTTAGGCGGTGCGCTGAGGGGTCTCAAGAACGACTTCGACAACCTGCTCGAGGGGGATGGGAAAGGCATCTCTGGCGTCACCGAATCGATCAACGATTTGGCCGCAACGCTCAGGTCGCCAGAGGTTAAGCAGGGATTCGCCGCGATTGTTGACGGGCTCTTTGCGACGGCAAAGGCTGCTGCCGATGCGATTGCAGGCGTTGCGAGTTTTAGCAAGGAGCTAAAAGAGCTTTCCGGGTTCAGCCTTACCGGCGCTGCGGGGCTACTACTCAACGTTGCCACCGGCAACGCGCAGGGTGTGGTCAAAGCTCTGGCTCGTCGCGGCCTGGCTGACTTTTCTGGCGTAACGGGAAGCGTGGACAGCACAGCCGCTGTTTCAGGCGCTGGGAATCCGAACGATCGGTTCTCTGGTATCGGCTTCGAAGGCGGCGGCTCCGGCAAGGGCCGGGCCAAGCGCAAGCGCGAGCTCCCCGAATTCTCCAAGGACGCCGCCGAAGATCTCAAGCGCCTGATCGAACAGGAACAGCGCGCTACCGACGCATACCGAGACATGGCCGCAGTGCTTGACGGCCCGCTGGCCGAAGCGCAGCGCGAACACGAAAAGCGCGTCCAAGAGATCAACGAGCTGGCTCGCCAGTCGGCCGAGGCGGCCGAGGGACGGGACGCACTGCTCGTTAAGGAGGCCGACCGCTATGCCAAAGAGACGGCAGAGATTGAGCGCCAGCTGAACCCCTTCGGCGAGCTGATTGAGCAGCGGCAGTTTGAGCTATCGCTGATCGGCAAGACGCCAGCGCAGATACAGACCGCTATCGACCTGCGAGAGCTCGAAGGCAAGGTCACCGAGGAGCAGGCCGCGCAACTGGCCGCCTTGAACGAGCAGCAAGAGCGCGCTCAAGTCAACGCCCGCTATTTCGAGGACATCAAGTTCGCGCTCTCCGATACCTTCACTGATTTCATCACTGGCGCCAAGAGCGCCAAGGACGCCTTCGGCGACTTCGCCGACTACATCTTCGCAGAATCCGTGCGAGTCCTGGCGGACCGAGCGGTACAGGCGTTACTAGGCGGCGGAGGCCAGGGCGTAGGCTGGCTCGGCTCTCTGTTCAGCGGCGGGGCTGGTTCGTCTGCGGGCGGCCTGGCCGACCTGTTCTCCTCCGCATCTTCAGGCTTTGGTTTCGCTGACGGCGGATGGACCGGGCCGGGCGGGCGCAACCAGGTCAAGGGCCTTGTCCACGCTGACGAGGTGGTCTGGAGCCAGGCCGATGTGGCGCGCGCGGGCGGCGTGGGTAACGTCGAGTCGATGCGGAAGGGTGGCGGCCGTGCGCCGATCACGATCAATGTACCCGTGTACGGACGGGCCGATACCCGTACCCGCGATCAGATCGCATCTACGAGTGCGCGAGCCATTCGTCGGGCGTCGAGGTTGGTCGGATGAGCTTCATCGACACCAGCTTCTCCGACCGCGTGCTCGCGGGTTTCAGCGGCGGCCCTGCGTTTAACACGCTGCACAAGCGCCTACGGAGCGGCCGCTCGCGTCGTCGCGCTCTGCAGGAATACCCGCTGCATCAGTTCTCAGCGGACTTTGCCTCGTTCAATAAGGCCGAGAAGGATGAGTTGATCGCTGCCATTTGGGTGGCGATGGGGTCTTTGCATACGTTCCGGTTCGAAGATCCGAACGACCATCTAGCGTCTAACGAGCCGCTTGGGCTTGGCGACGGCACATCCGATCCGATCCAGCTAATCAAAACCTACAACTTCGGCCCTTCGTCGAAAACGAGGCTTATCACGCTCCCTCGTAACGTCACCATGCGGGCGGATGGAGTCGCATTCACTGATTTTACTGTCGACCCGCTTACCGGGCTTGTGACGCCAAGCGCCGTTTGGCCCTCTGGCGATGTTCTCGATTGGTCTGGCGAGTTCGATGTCTGTGTCAGATTCCAGGACGACTACAACCCGATGATCGCCGTGCATGCGGAGATCGGCGAGTTGTCAATTGTGCTGGTTGAGGAGCGAGACTGATGGCGCGGACGATACCGATCGCGCTACAGAACAATCTAGATACAGCCACACCCACCGTCACCCGCCTCCTGCGTATCCGTGAAAAGAACGGGACGCTGCACGGCTTCACGATGCTAGACCGCCCGGTTCCATACGACCACGGAGATGGCCTTGGGCTACTCACCTATTCGTCCGTAGACGGCTTCGATCCGCGGACCATGAGCGCGGATAACAGCTATCAGGTGGGCAACACGGAGGTCCAGGCTCTCGTCACGGCCAGCGGTTCTGGCCTTACCGCCGAGCGGATTCAGGCTGGTGTTTTGGATGATGCGACGTGGACGCTATTCCTCGTCGACTACACCAATCCAGCCCCCGGAACCGCTGCGATTCTCGACGCGGGCGACGTGGGCGATGTCGTCCTCATGTACGGCATGGTTTGGGTGCCCCAGCTCATCTCCTACAGCATGCGCCTTGCTCAGCCTGTAGGCGACGTATGGCAGCGGCAGTGTCGCGCTGTGGCCGGAACGCCGAGGAATTCGCGCACTGGCTGCGGCTGGGACGTGTCGGTCTTGTGGACCACCCTCACCGTGACGGCGGTAGATCCGGCAGAGAGTGACCGAATCTTCGAAGTCGCGGAAACTGATCCTACCGGCTTCGGCTGGTTCCCGGGCCGATTGACTTGGTCGACGGGTGACAATGCCAGTGACCGTCTCTACGTGATCGAGAGCGTCGCGGCGATTCCGGGCGGCACGCGCATCACTTTGGCGCAGACGACGCCCTATCCGATCCAAGTAGGCGACACCGGACCGATCCGTCCGGATTGCCCCAAAACCGTTGCCGGCTGCCAGGCTCGGGACAACTACCCGAACTACAACGGCGAGAACGATATGCCGGTCGGCGATGCCGCTGCTGGCACTTGGCCGGGCGCGCAGCTTTGAGCGCAGATGAAGCCATTGCCTACGCGCGATCGCTGGTCGCGCGGTCGTTGGAGCGTCCGCCGAGGACCATCTGGCGCCACCAAGGTCGCACTCCCTGGGCAGTGGATTGCATCGGCAACGTGAAGCTCGCGCTGGAAGCCGGTGGCTATCGCTTCCGCACGGACACCAAGCCGGTCTACGGTCGAGAGCCGTGGGATGATCAGTTGCGCAAGAGACTGCAGGCTGAGTTTGGCGATCCGGTAGACGGCCCAAGGGTAGGCGATATCGGCTTGGTCCGCTGGCGCAACGGCGAGCCTTCCCACGTCGGCCTGCTGGCCGACTATCTCTATGGCGGCCTCTCCATCATCCATGCCATGCGCATGCACGGAGTGGTCGAGTGCAACCTTCCGCGTAGCCGCGCCGGCGCCGGGCTCCTGGCCGTGTATCGGCCCAAGTGGGGTGATACTTGAGCGGTGGGCAAATAGGCACCGCAGTTGGCTTCGTCGCCGGTTTCTTCCTGCCAGGCGGCCCGCAGCTGTGGGCAGGTATTGGCGGCGCGATCGGTGGTGCTGTAGACCCCACCGTCATCGACGGTCCGGGTATCGGCGAAGTTCCTCAGCAAACCTCGCAAGAGGGCATCCCTCGCCCGCTGATCTTTGCGCGATCCCAGCCGATAATGGGGTCGATCATCCTGACTGCGCCGATCAACGTCGTCACGACGTTCGAGGAGCAGGGGAAGAGCGGACCCAAGGTCAAGACGAAAACCGCCTATCGCCATTACTGCGTCGGAGTATGCCCTGGCGAGGCGGATCTGCTGAAGGCCTGGCGAAAGGGCAAGCTGGTGTATGACGCCACCGACCCCGGGATGGCCAGCAACAATGCAGAGTTTCAGAAGTACGCGCGCTGGCACCGTGGCACGTATGACCAGGAACCCGATCCAGACCAGGAAGAGAAGCACGGCCCTGGCGTAGTGCACGGGTTCCGCGGCACTGCGTATCTCTCCCTGTTCGAAGAGAACGTTCAGGACAACGGCGGTGCGATGTCTCAGTGGACGTTCGTGGTTTCAACGACTGCTACGGTCAATACGCCGACCGAGTCGGAGCACAAGCAGACCTATCAGAACGTCGACTTTAGCGCGCCTGGGCCGTATCTGACCGCGGATTCAGATGGTATTCCTTTCGGTCTGACGGCCACTCAGGCAAATGACATTCAATGGGATGTGGAAGCAGGGCAATACTTTGTGCTGACGCGATTTGACGACCAGCTTGATCCGCAGGAAACAGAGAATGTAAATCTTCAAGAAAGCGGGATCGGTCAGGATCTAGTTCAGGTTGTTGGCGTCAATCCCCAGGGCTGGGCGATCGCAAGAGAGATCAACTTCGGGCAGTGTAAGTTGCTGCTGAATGGATATACGGCTGCGCAACTTAAGCCAAATGATCTATTTCCGGATGGCTGGTGGTACGGAGAGGGCCTGTTTTCACCGGAATACGGCGGACGAGTTTGGTTTCACGAGAATTCCGTCATTATTGGTGTTGGTAAAACCAATAGCACCGATCTGAATAGCCTTTACAAGTGGCCTCTGGTTAGTGCCGGTGGCGATTACGTTTACTCCAGCGCCCATCTATACGACATCTCAGCAGATACCGGCGGACCCAGGTTCTGGATGCACGTTTCCCGTTCTGGCTCGGTGCGCTATATCAATACCGCCAAGGATTACAAGCGACTTGACAATGATCTAGTTTTCCAAGCGGATGAGGATTTGCCAGAAGCTATCTCTGCAATCCTGGACGCAAGCTCTCCGCCTGCATTTGAAGGTTTTGGCGTAGACGAAACGCTGGATTTGGCAGCCTACGTATTCAATGGCGACCAGATCTCGATCTATCGCCGATCGACTGGTGATTTGCTAGGAACCTTCGATCTAGAAGGTGCTGGCGGAGAGGGTCACCATAACGTCTGCACTCGGATCGTATTCACCCCGGCAGCGATATACGTCCAACGCCGGCAAAAGTTCTATCGGATTGGGCTGCAGTCATCGGATGGCACGATGTTGCTATCAGAGGTCGTCTCCGAACTGTGCGCGCAAGCCAATCTGCCGCCTGATCTGATCGATGTTACCGATTTGACGACGACGCCGGTTCGCGGCTTCACGGTTACCAACCGGTATCCGTGCTCATCCGCATTGCAGTCCCTATCCAAGGTGTTCTTCTTCTCGCCGTCGAACTCGAACGATAAGGTCAAGTTCACGATGATGGGCTCCGACTCGGTCGCAACCATTCTCGAATCCGACATGATCGACGATGGGGATAGGGAAGACCCTGACAACAGCCGTCGCGGCGACACCATCAACGTTCCCCGGGTGCTCCATTGGGTCTATTACGACATCGCCGGTGGGCTGGCCGCCGACATGCAATCCAGCGAACGCCCAGAAGACGGGAAGAACGTGGGGCACCAGACCGTGGAGTGCTCTGTTATCCAATCGGCTGACGAGGCGGCCACCGCCTGTGCGAAAGTTCACGCCATGATGGAGGTTGCCCAGAAGGGCGAGATTGAGTTCTCGCTCCCCGATAACTTCCTGCGCTTGACCGAGTCTGATCCGATCATTGTTCAAGTCGGCGCGAAGATGGAACGTGCGGTGATCCAGAAGGTGGACATCGACGACGGCGAACAGCGGTATCGATGCGTTCGCGGTAGACAGAGTATCCACACCATGGAGGTGGAAGGCATACCGGCGGCACCGGTGACGCCTCCGCCTTCCAGTATCAAGGGTCCCACGCGGATCGACGTTCTGGACATCCCGCTCTGGCGCGATGTCGATGACCGGCTCGGATTCTGGGTGGCGATCTCTGGCATCTACAGCTCCTGGCCAGGCGCCACGGTGGAGATGTCGATCGATGGCGGGGCGAACTACCCCTACAGCAGCGGCAGCAACGTCCCGGCGGTGATCGGGTCGCTGATCACGGAGCTGGCGGACCAACCCGCCGAATACCCGGACGAGGTCAGCAGTTGTCAGGTGGCGATTTCGACGCCGTCCGCGTTGCTCGAGAACACCGATCTGACGGGCCTGCTGAACGGCCGGAACCTCGCTCTGATTGGGAACGAGATCGTCCAGTTCGCCAGTGCCGACGAGGTATCGGAAGGGGTTTGGGAGCTTTCCTATTTCCTCCGCGGCCGCAAGGCGTCCGGCTCATCGCACCATGACATCGGAGAACGCTTCGTTCTCCTGGATGATCGGGTGTTCTTCGTGCCGGCGGAACTCACTTGGCGCAATCGCACCCTGACTTTCCGCGCCACCACCTTCGACACCCCGGTCGAAGAGGCCACCATCGAGGCGGTAGGGTTCGTCGGCAAGAATCAAATCGAGCGAGCCGTGGCGAACTTGGCCGCGCATCGCGATGGCACGAATGCCGTGGCGACCTGGATAGGCGTAGGCCGTCTCGGCGGAGGTATGAACGCGGCGCAGGGGGCCTACTTCGCTGGTTTCCGCGTGACGCTGACCGACGGCACGACTACCCAGATTCTTCCAGATCAGCTCGCTAATTCCATCACCGCGTCGCTCACTGCCTTCACTGGGCCGGTCACGGTCCGCGTCCAGCAGCGCAACTCCATCACCGGCCTGGGGCCGGCATCTGAGGTCATCATCTAATGGCTGACACACCGAACACCGGAACCCCCTTGGTAGCCGAGGGGGTATTGGACAACTCTGCGGCCGTGAATCTGGCGCTTGACCATCTCGATGGGTTGGTGCAGGCAGCGATCATCGCGATCGAAGATGATCCTCCGGTTTCTCCGGCCAAT